GATTGCCTAAATCTGTGCCGAGTGAGTCAAGAACGGTATCAATATTGTGTGTTGAACTGTGTAACGTATAAAGCTCCGCTCCGGTTATTTCAGAGGCTTCAAGTACACCTGTTGCAACGTCAAACTGCGCCGCTTTGCCCATCGTAGCAGAAAACACCTGAGACACGTCAAGGGTTACTTCGTCGCTACCGCCGTTTCCGTGCTGCGCTGAATGATTGTCTAAACTGCCATCCTCAAGCAGCCGTATTGTTTCCATTGGCGAATCGTTAAAAGGAATCCTTGTTGTCGAGCCTGGGGATATTGTCTCTGTTTGCACCCGAACAAAATAATGGCCGGGATCATCCAGGTTTATTTCAACGGGATTATCAAGTGTCCGTTTATATAGATACCATTCTTCACCGGTTGAATCAGGATACACCCATACATATTGCCGTTGTGTTCCCGGCGTATCAGGCGCGGTTATTTTTGCCGTTACCTGATATGTTGAATCGGTTCCAGTGTCTCTTAGAACAAGTGTTTGGTTCGCACTGGCGCATGAGACTAAACAGAATATAACAACGATCAATATTGGGATGATGCGTTTCATTTTATAATCCCTTCGTATTCGGAAAGTATAGCGTCTAATCTATTTTTTTCTTTATAGCCCTTGATCTCACGCATATATTTTAATTCTCTATTTATCCGCGTGTTATAAGCGTTCATAATATAGAGTTTGTCCCGTTCTTCTTCAGTTATTGGGCCTTTGCTTTTCTTCATGGACAGTTTTTTGCGTTCGCTCTTGAGTGTATTTATACGTTGTGTTGTTTTGTCAGGCCCTAAGGAATAGGCGCTGTATCCCATAAGTCGCTGAATTCGACGGTCATTCCCTTCGCCGTAGTCTTTAATACCCATCGCCATGCGTTTAACAGGATCATACGGGATACCAGTGATCTTACTGGCCGCTGATGCGCCCTGGTCTACGACTGTCATCACGTCAGCCAGTGTAATCTCATCATTTTCTATCATTTTCACGATCGAGCCCAGAGCCTGATTCATTTTTCCGGCTGTCTGAAATACCGGAACGGGGTTCTGAGACCACCGGTATGCACCAGTGATAAAATCAGCTGCCGGAACAAGAACCTTATCACCCAGAACCAGCATTCCATTGAATGATCCGATGGTTGCAGCTCGGAGCTGATCGTCGTCATCCCAGCGGAATCCGTTCGCTACAAATTGGAACAGTGAGGGCAGGACAACATGGTATATGGCAATGGTCTTTAGATTATCGACCTTGCTCCCACGGCCAGCCAGGATATTTCTAACACCGGCGATCTCATTTCGGTAGTACTGATTCGGTGTTGTCATAAACATCGTGAACAGCTTCGCCCAAGAACCTTGACGCTGAATATCCGACAAGTCCTCAACATCAGACGCCTGCTGTGACCGCTTAGAGGCCTGCTCAACCTCTGCCATGGCTATTTGGTCAGCAGCCTCTGCTGTTTTTCCCTTTTTAATTGCCTTGTCATAATGATATTTATAGACACTCCATCCACCAACCATAATAGCCAATCCGTCACCCAGTTTAGTAAAAACCATGAGAGCGTCAGTAAATGACTTGGCGCCTGATAGTTTCTGTGGTGTGGTTCTCGACATCGTGAGTTTAAGGTCTCTCTCAAATCCATGCGTATACCTTGCTTTAATCGTTTCTGACCGCCAAAGTATTTTTGCTTTACGGATTGGATTACGCATAAAGGACAGGATACCTTTCGCAAAATCAGCAGTGGGAACCTCAGCAGCGTATGCCGGAATACTCGTCAACTGCTTTATAAACGGCACAGGGTTCAGGCCCAGAACAGCTTTTGTAAAGTTACCGCGAAGTTTGTCGAGGACATTGTTCGTCAGTTCCCGGTCAACACCACCTCTGGCAATATCATTGACTGTTTTGTTCAAAATCTTCACCGCGCTATCGCCATGATACTGTCGTATTGCCTTCTGTACGTCGTTATTATTGAACGTACCCCTCAGAAGCCGCATTGGCTGTGCCCAGGCTTTAAAGTGCTCCATGAGGAGGATATGCTGGCTAAGAACCCGATCACCATCAACCAGACGGAGCGGAGAGGTATTCGCTACCCTTGATTTTAGATGCCCGTTCGCCACAGACGCAAAGAGCTCGCCGTTATTCATCAGCTGATCATCGAGGGATTCTCCGGTGACATCGCGGAAGATCGGCGTGTAGAACGGGTTGTACGGAAGATCGACGTGGAACCGTTGACGAAATACTTCGTTAACAGTCAGGTAATATTTTGGGTAGAATTCATCCCGCTGCCAGTTCGCCCAAGCCTTTACTTCCGGGGTTATGAAAGCCTCTATCTGTTTCATAACATCATCATCATAGCCCATAAGCTCATAAGTTTCTTTAAGAGAAGGGTCTTGCCATTCCAACCACCGTTTGTAGGCTTCATTCTGGGATATTGTCAACTCCACATCATCGCCAGCCTTATCAATAATGATACCGGTGTCCTGCGGGGTTGAGTTCTCGTTCAGCTTTCGCGTGAGTGCCCTGCTACTTTTTGTTTTGTATATCTCTTTCAGTTTATCTTCAAGTATCTTGTGATATTCAGTTACACCCTTTGTTTCGGCATTCCTGCCGTTGCGGATTATGGGTGAAAAAAGCTGATTGATCCGGCTGCGGAAAGGCTTTGACATTTTGTCTAATTTTGAAAGCTTGTCAAAGAGATGCTCAAGGGATAGATTATAGTTCACAAACTTGCCGAAGATGCCCTCTTTTTTTCCCTGTTTTCTGGCGGCTTCGTCCGACATCACGCCTTTACCGCCGGTAACAACATCAATCACATCAAAGCGCGCCATGTCTCTATCTGCCGCGTAATTTTGTTCCTCAATCTGCCGCTGGGTTTTGCCATGTTCGATAAGGGATTCAAGATCGGCAAGCATCGTCTTCAGCTCATCGACGGTCATCTGTTTGTAGTTACCGAAACGACCAACCCTGTAGATGAATTCGCTTTCGATCTCGTTCGGTTCTCTGCTCTCCATACTTGCCGCGTTAAGGATTTTAAGTGTGGCTTGGCTCATTTCTTCGCCATTCATCTGCATAATCAGGCTAATCTCATGAAGTTTCTTATATTCGTCAGCGGTGAGCGTTGCACCTTCAGGCCGTTTATTTACCAACTTAGGAGAGTATTTCTTCACCAAGTCTTCTATCTTTGCCCGGAGAGTTTTTACAAAAACTTTCTCATGCACCGTATCTATTTGCCGGAAAGCATCTTCAACCTCTGAAAGTTTTGATGCGTTGGCTATCCGCGTCAGAACAGGAGTGATTTGTCCTCTGGTGATCTGGCCTTTCGGGAGATGTGCTTTGGCATAGTCAACGATTTCTCGTTTAAGTGCCTTTAGTTCTTTTGCCTTCTCGGCGGCTCCCAGCGTAAATCCTTTTTTAAGAGCCTGTATTTTATATTTGATGATTGTCGATTTCCGGTGACGTTCCAGCTTCTTCATCTCCTCGGGATTCACCTCCTCGGTCATCCGGTCGATTTCCTTTACAAGACGGGCAGGAGCGGTGCCCTTCTTGGAGAATTTTGTATCAACATCTATCCCAAGGCTGAACTTCGCGCCCTTTCCTTTCGGGGCCGCCGTCCCGTTCTTTATGTCCCTGAATTCCTTCATGACCTGATCGATAGTATCATTCACGCGCTGTAGATGCTGTATTGTTTCCGGGGTGAGTCCAATCTTGGCGAGAGCTTCGCGGATAAACTTTCTGATTTTAGAGATAATCATTGGGCTCTGTTCATTGATGTTCCGCCAGAACTCTTTATCTTCCATGCGCTGCCCAACAATGTCAGCCCCGTACTCGTCCCAGAGCTGATCATCAGTCAGGTTTTCCAAGTTATTCCGTGCCCGGTAATCAGAGAAGCCCGTAGTATCATTGATCAGAATTTGTTTTAGGCGATCATATAGCTTCGGTAATTCGTCTTGCAACCGATGAGTGATCTCATGACCAACCACCGTTTTATAGGTTGTTGAGGGATCAATATCGGCGTTCAGGATAATCTTGCCCTTATGAACCGCACCATTGAAGAAATCAATTCGGGGGTCTGAGCTGTTTACCCGGACGAAGATAACATCCTGATTGAACTGCTTAGCCACATCAACGGCAGCCTTCTGTTCGTCAGTATCGGGAGCTATTTCCTCGTAGGTTCCGGCCTCAATGGCTACACCCTGCCTCTCGGCATTCGTCATTTCAAAATCGGCTAGTGCCTCACTGTTTTCTGTTTTTACTGCGGCTATTTCTTTCCGTCTCTCGGTATAGTACGCGTCGGTAACTTCTTCCTGAGGGGCCTTCCCAGCGGGTTCTTCTACCGTAAGGGGTGCGGGTTTTTCTTCTGTTACTGCGGTGACCTCTTCTTCTGTGATTGAGTCGCCCGATTTTTCAGGATAGTCTTTCAGGACTTCGGCAGGAACTTGTTTGCCCTCGGCAAGAGCTTTATCGACAGAAAGTATATGCTCCACTTTTCTTTTTGCAAGATTTTGTCGCCCGATCCCTGCTGCATCAGCAGCGCCTTCAATATATTTATCATTAACTATAAATCCACCGTCAACTACTCTTTCTGCTGGAATATTTAGATTATTTATTAAATCAGCGTGTATTCTGGCAGTGGTGTCATAATAAATTTTACCATCATCCAATCTTACTGCTGATATGTTTTTCCCCTCTGATTCTATGTGTTGGCCAGATGTAAACAAACCTGATTCGGGAAGGGGTTGTTTTTTTATCCATTCATCCTTCGTCATTTCCCACGGTTCTTTTATTGCCGGTTCCTCAACAACGCCCTTCTCAGCCTTCTTTTCTTCAACAGGTATGGTTGTACCCTTCTCAGTCTGATCCTTTAAAACAGGGGGCTGTTCTGCAACTTGGGGCTGTGTTATGGGGAGGGTGGTTGCTAGTTCGGTTTCGGTTTTCTCAGAGATCACTCTATCTTTACCAGCTCCGAGATCAGGTTTTTTCTGTACTTCTACCATCGTACTCAATGCCATATTAGGGGCCAGCAATAATGCCATGGGGCCAACAGACTGCTTGAGTGTCTGTTTCAGGCGGTTCACTGTTTGACCGCCGTCAGCGTATTCGATTTCCGTGCCATCAAACATATTGCTTATAAGTTTGCTTCCCTCTTCTGCTGCTATCTGTGTCACTTCCTGTAATACTTCTTCGCCGGTTTCCTTGAAGACTTCAGTGCCATATTTTACCATTGCTCTGCTCATGGTTCGGGAAAGCGTTTCATTGAGTTTCTTTTTTAGCAGTGATTTATACCCGGGAATGAATTTTGACACTTGCATCCCTTCAATCAATGCATATGGTACACCCATCCCCTGGGCGACTGCCGAGGCTATTTCATGGGATACTCCTTCATCTCTCATTGCACCATAAAAAGAGCCTACCCCCTGCCTGTACCAGTACTGGCCTGAACCGATCGCGAATGACACAGGTGCGGTAACGATTTCCTCCGGTGTTAATGCCTGCGGCCCCATCTGTCCAAGAGCAACAACACCCCCCGCCACAATGCCACCCTCAAGAGAGCCTTTCCCCATTGCCGGTAACATCTGTGCGGTATCGTAAAATGTATTTGAAAGCCAGTTATCGCCGGTTATCGGGTCTTCCTGTATTTCATTGTAGAATTCATCACGGCGCTTCAGTACATTGTTCGGGTCTCGCATTCCTATTGCCGCCTCAAATAACTGCAAATCCATATCAGACATTTCGTTGCCGCGGCTGAAATTCTCCGAAACCTTTTCAAATACTGACCGATCCTTTTTTGTATTCCGCGCCTGCACTATCTGATCTATTTTGTTTCGCGGCGCCGCCCGTGTGACAGCATCAGGCTGGTTCAATTTCATGGATGGTATCACACCCATGTTGTACTGAGGGATAGACGGCTGTTCTGGTTCGGGATATTGATAATCCGGCTCTGGTTCTGGTTGTGTTGGTTCTGCCGGAGCAATGTCATACTTCTTTGCCGTACCGGGGATAATGCCATACAACGGATTATCAAACAGGCGTTCGCGGGCAGCATCAACCTCAAACTCTCTATCCTGCATCATTTGAAGTGCAAATAATGATCTATCGCTTAAAGGCATTGAGTGCATTCCTTATTTCATCAATAGTCTTGCCTGTATCAAAAAGTATCCACTTGTCGGCGGCTTCCGCCGATGAGTCTTTCGCCAATGTTTCGTACTGTTTTAAAGCTGTTTCGAGTTCGGTAAGTAATTGAATCCCCATATCATGATTGGGTATTCCAAGTTTATCCATTTTAGCGGCCACTTTCATCGAATCCGAATATGAACTATCCATCCTTACCAGTGCCTTATATTCCTGGCTATCCACGGGGAATACCGGTTTTAACGATGGCACATCTTCGGCAGACAGCACTTGTTTCGTTGATGCTTTTAGTTTAGCGATTTCTTCCCTCTTCTTGATATATTCTGTCATTGCTTCCGTGGGAGTCCTGTCGGTTTTTTTATCAAGTGGTTCAGGTTTACTTAATTTTTCCCTTTTCTTTTTGTTTTCTTGTAATGCAGTGACATACCCACTGACAAGAGAGGAATCCTTGGGCGCAAGTGTCTGTCCCAAGTCTGCCATATTCTTCACAGTTGCTTCACGTTCCCTGCGCAATGCCGTAGGTTTTGGCTGTTCTGGTTTTTGCAAATCAGCCATTTTCTTTTTGTCTTGTGCTATTTGCAGTATATAGTCGGACGCTGCCGATGAATCAGCCGGGGAAAGTGTTTCGCTCCGGTCAACACGGCCTTTCAATCCGGCCTCATACTCACGTCTGACCTTTGACGGGTCCGGTTCCGGGGCATACCATGCCGGAAACTTACCAAATACCGTTTTGTATTTTTCGGCACTATCTTTATTTCTTGGCATGATTAATTCCTCGTAAACCACATATCGACTATCTTTTGCGCCCGTTCCGTATCAGGGTACATAGCGGCCCATTCAAACAGTTTATTTTCATCCCACGAGAAGACATCAGGGGGAATATCAAGAGCTTGCTGTTTTTGCGTAGCCTGTTGTTCTGTCGCCCTGCCTTGCAGATACCCGCCTGCTGTTTCAGCTATGCCACCGACCAGAGCTTGTTGTGAACCTACTCTCTCTTGTCGTCTGGTTGCGTCCGCCTGTGTCATGCCCTGTGCATACTGTGTTTCAGCGTTAATCTTTGACTCTTCGTTTGCAAAGTTGACATTCTCCGAGGTTTCAGCTATCGTCTGTTGCCAATCACGTTTCGGCCGGTTCAAAAGGCTTTGTCCCGCTATACTGTTTTCCATGCCTCTTGATGTGAGATAGCCTTTTATGTCTTGTTTGTTCTCATAGGCCGCTTCACCCGCCCTGCGTCCGGTACGACTGATAATTTGACGGCGCATTGAAGGATCGTACATGCCTGTTTGGGAGCGTTTTTTCAGAAGTTTACCCTCTGCCGTATTCTGAAATTTAGGCGTTCTATTCTTCCGCGCCGAGTAATAATTGTACCCTGTTTTCGCTAATTTTACCCCAGCTAAAGCAAGTCCTAATGACATTTTCTTATATCCTTCCTGCGCCGGTGCCGACACCTTTAGCCTTTTCATATACGACATTTAGTGACGTGATTTTCGCCATGCCGATTTGATAGGCCACCGCGCTGCGATCTCCTTCGTGATCCGTTTTCCAGCATTCCGCTTCTGCAAAGTCAAGAATGATGTCCGGGTATTCGTGTTCGAGGTCAGCATCAACGCCCTGAAGTCCGAGTTCATCCCAGGGAGTTGTCAGGAACGATATTGTAGTATCATCCGCGAATGTGCCAGTTGGCGTTACAACAAGAATTTGCGTAGCCCCGGTGTAATCAGTAATAACATGATAAGTGCCGGCCCCGATGTCTTTAATAACACCACCGTTATACGTATCGTCCACGGTGCTTAAATAGCCAGCCGTATTTAATATATTTATGTCAGTGGCCGAAGGTGATGCGTTTTCACAGGCGAATATCCCGTTGCACTGGTTCGGAACGCGGAGGAACCATATATCAATTACAGGACTTGTTACCCCGGCCCCGATGTATATCTTATTATCATACAGATAATAGACCGGTTTGAAAGGCGAGCCTGCGTATTTCGGGTGTTCAAGTTTTTTAATATCCTCAATGTCAATTTGCGTACACAATTTCCCGTCATGAATCTGCACCTTTTCAATCCCCTGCGTCCCCTTTAAAACATTGTAACCGAGATTCGCCACCGTCAGGGCGACTTCTCCGTCTGTTGCAGTGAGACTTTCTTTAATTGTCCTGAGCGAAGAAAGAAAGTTTTTGTTCAGGTGTGTTGCCATTGTTCTCACTGCTTGTTCAATAGCATCCTGAACAACAGCCATCGGGAATTTTTCCATTGAAGAATCTTCCAGCCTCAATGCAAGATCAGTAGCAAGAGTATAAACACTCATTTTTAGATACCTCCTTTAATCGTGATATGCTTCAATACTGTGTATTTCGGATACCGTTGTTGAATCGGCTTCATCTATAATTTCAACTGAAAACTTTTTCAACCACCTCTTGATTGGAACCTTTTTTACTCCTACGGTTGTTTGTGCGGGAAGCGTATGTGTCTCCGCTGCCGAGCCTGAATATTCAGTGTACAGGTTCAGTGTCAAATCGGTGGTTGATTTATAATTAACATTGAGTATTCTCAGTACCTTTGCTCTATTTTCCAAATCGCTTATGTCAAATGTCATTGTTTTCATCTGAACGCCAACTGCTTCTGATAAAGCCGCCGAATAAACTTTTTTAGTTGACGAGCTGTATACAAGTAGATTTGAGTCTTCGTCTGTTGCGAACAAAGCCGGTGTTATTGCACTGTCAATCTGCCGCCAGTGTTTGGTTGCGACATTGAACGCCCATACTGCCGCATTCAATTTGAACCATATTTCATTTTTGAGAGGATCGTACCCGGATATTATCGCTTTCTTTTGGGCCGTTGTGAGCGCAAGGAAAATATCCTCTATCGGCAATGAGATTTTGAGGTTTATAGTTGGTGTTGCATCGCTTTCAGCGAGGTTATTCGGCGTAAAACAGTAAATACCGTCATAATATATAGTGTATAAATTATCAAGATGCTCAATATAACCGTTCTTCGCGATGTTACCGATGGTATGGGCTGTTGTTAGCATCGCCCATTTTGTAGGGTCGTCTGGATATAATTTTGTTCCAAGCACGGAAATAAGAGCGTTTTTCTTCATGGCAACCGGATTACCATTAATTTCAGCAAGGCCGGTGCCGCTGCCGCCTGTATTATCGAATATAGGCAATACATTGCTTGCCGGGTTTGCGTCCGGTTGGTCAAGTTCGGAGTATGAAATCCAGTCCTGCCATGCTTCATTCGTGCCGCCTGGGTCAATAACAATATCATATTGGAATAATCTGCCGTTTATCATCCGTGCGAATGCGCCATTTATCTTCAATGATGTTTCACCATAAAGTGGGGGCGCGTTTCCATCAGGGAAACCGGTTTCGTAGAAGTTGTAATTAACTTTCGTTGTATCGTCTTCAACTAAATACAAACCGCCTAACGAACTAAGAGCAATAACATCCCCGGAGGCTACAGTTGCACCGCTCAAGGCAGCATTTGTAGCAAGATTAATAGCATATTCATAATTATCAAGGATAACCCAATCCCAAACACTGCCAAGGCCCCACATCAACACACCACCTGAATAGTTGTATACTCCAATATTCTGATCCATAATGACGGTAGACAAGCCACCATATGCACCTTTGTCATCGCTTGCAAATAACCCCAATGGGGCCTCTCCTATAAGGGACCAGCTATCATCCCAGTGGTTTTCTGTCAGCGGGTCAGTAAGAGCAAATTGAGTCATAGAACCATTTGTAATATTTGTAATTACATTCCAATCTTCATCACCTATTTTAACTGAATATGCCTTGCTTGAGTCAAACGTCTCTTCATTGGGAATATATACGCGATATGCGCCCGCATACGCGGCTGTTGTAAACGTGGAAGATTCTGGTTCTTCCCTTGTGAAATCTATCGTATGTATCTTTGCATACGGCCCACTTGGGTTGTTTATTGTGTTATCACCATATGAACGATATACATTCATACTGGCAATCCGTTTATTGTGCGATGCTTTTGTTATTATAAAATCAAACCGAGCTGCATAGTTTTGTTTAAAGTTTACACTAACCGGGTCACTAAGAAGCGATTCCTGGGTGCCATCATATACGTAACTGAAACAGTAGTGCCGTACTTCTCCCGCACCGTCTGCGTTGAAACTGCCACCCGGAAACTGCCGTATAGTAAATGTTAGATCAGGCGCATCAAGGCCGGTTTCAAAATCATAAAACAATGCTGTAGGATCATAATTGCCATCAAAATACTCTCGATCTATATACCCAAGCCATATGCCTTTTGCTTCATACGTTCCCACTAATCCAATATTGCCGGGAAGTACCCGCAACACACCATTGTACATGATGACAGGGTTCTTATTGGTGCCGTGATGATACGTTGCTATTGTTTCAAAATCAGCAAGGGTTCCGAGTGCCGCCCATGCCGTCCCGTTCCACCCATATAACGTAACTTCATTAAAAGAGTTCGTGTTCACGTAACACCCAATATAAACCTCACCGCCTGTTACTTCATCATGAATGAATGTGAACAGGTTCGTCAATACAAGCGCGGTAGCTGCATCCAGTTTCACGCCTGCACCGTATGTTTTTACCAGTTTGCCGTTTACAGGACGCATGTTTTTGAGAACTGTCAACGCTTCATTTGGAAGGTCTTCAAGGTCTGCATTCGTGAATACGGTTGAAAAATCATTTATCTGTATATGTTTCATTACACCTCTGGAAAATCATATGTAGGTGTGATCGGGAAGTCAGAGTATTCATCCATGTAATCAACATCATTCCCGTACTCAATGGTTTCGGTTGCGGTAAATCCGAGATTAATTTCATCCACTTTTAAAATAGCTTTTACATATGAATCTTGCGCCAGATCGTAGGTATCCTTTTTGAGATCATAGATCAGGAACCGCGCGAACTCATTGATAACTCTGAGTAGTTCAAGATCGGTAAATTCGCAATCCACAGCAGCCGTCTCTCCAACCGCTTCCGCTATCTGAACAGGTTCCCGCTTGTAATGCACATCAACAGTCGTTGTGCTTGCCGTGTACGGCTGTATGAAAGCCTTTGTGCCTCTAAGGTAACATATAGGCTTGTACGTAGAATATGTCAATACCAGGTTCTGCTCGTCCCGGTATTCCTGAAACGATTTCCGTTTACAGAACTTCCCATCAGTGAGACGGATACCCAATAGCCCGACCGGGAAAGCAAAGATAGTGTCAGACAGGTCAGTACTGCTTCCGGTTATAACGATTGCGCCGGTTGCATCTACCGTTACCTCTTCGTCAAGGATATGGATTTGGGGCAAAATATGTGATTTCACCTTTTTTATCGTTAAATCCTGGCCGCCATTTAACGCCCATATCAGTTGTGACGGATGATAAGTTTCAAACGCAGGATCGTCAAGCGTCATTGCCAGTTGATAAACCTGTTCTTCCATCGTCATTTGAGTTTTCTCCTGAGTTTGCCGTCAATAGCCTGTGTATTCGGCACAAACATAACATCGACATCCAACACATTATCACCTTTTGAATGCACTGTCCGTATCAGGCTTCCTTCACCGCCGATGTAAAAGGCATAAATTGATTCAACTATACCTCCCCGTCCGATAGAAAAGGAATTAACAAAGTCAAAAGGGTCTTCTGACAGAGGGGATGCTATGGGTTCCGGCGCCTGAACGAATGGCATTACCGGTTCCGGTTTCTTCTCTACGGGTTTTTTAGGCAAAGAAGGCTCCGTTTTTCGCGCCCGTTTCGCCGGGGCCTTCTCTGTTTGTTTTGTCCGGACCATGATTATCTTTTCTGCCTCGCCCACAAATAATCAACATAGAGGGATTCGGCTGCTGCCGCACCTGTCTCACATGCTATAGTTGGGGTTAGTACCTCGTCTTCAGGCAGGGAAAGAGTGTCCGCCATGGTAGTAGTCGCTTGTAGTTTCCCATCCACATAATATCGTACAATACGATTACCAACGGTGAATTTAAGACCAACCCATGTATTATCAACGATAACACCGAGCGTATCAAGATTTACCGCTGAAGTGTTTTTGCGGATCACACCAACAATAAGCGAATCGCCGTCAAGTTTCTGGAAGTAAATACCGTCTGATGGTTCAGTGGCATCAATAACAGTTGTATCGGTTATAATTAGACCAACAGCAATGTCGATTTCGACATCTTCAACAGAACGTATCCGCGTTTCAAACGTTACTTCTTCATCATCGAGCTTAAAGCATTCAGCGTTCCACTGTAGTTGATCGCCATTGTTTTCCGTGGCTCCGGTTATGATACGGAGTACACCGAATTCCTCATCCCATAGATCAACAGGGCTGGTACCGACTGCGGTTGTTATCCAACCCATATCGGTTGCGCCGCCTGCATCATAATTAAGGAAATCGTCGAAGAATACCATTGCCTCGTGCGGTTCAGGCAACAGGATACCCTCATTCAATACCTGTGACGCAACCCTGCGCATTGAAAAGATGCCCTGTGCTGATACCGGAGGGGCTACTATTGTCAAAATTAAGAGCGCTAAAACTGCTCCTGTGATTATCCGTTTCATGGTTTACCTCAAAATAAGGTTTAATTTCTTGTTTTACAGCGAAGGGGGCTTATTGCCCCCCCATACTGTTAGGTCTGAGCGGAGACAAGCTCCCACGTTGTGCTTGCGTCGGTGTTCATGTAGAGATTGGCATTTGTGACATCAATAAACAGCGATCCTATAGGAGCGGTCACTGTCGCATTCGGTGTGCCGGTGCCAAAGGTGATGTATGCCCCGCCCATAGTATTGTGTACTATACCATCGGAATCGGTCAACTGGAAAGGCACCATGCCCGCTTTGTTCGCATCTGTTTGGGTAGGAAGAGCCATTGTGTAACCTCATTTATAAATATTTCAGTGTTATTAATGCCCCGTATTACCGAGGCATTATTGTTTTATGCTGCGTATGACTGCGGGCTTCTTACGCCCGTGATCACTGTCTGTGCCCTACGATTCGAGCAACAGATGTTACCATACACATTCACCATTGAAGCGTTTACATTCGAGCCTGGGATTTGTGCAAACGGTCCAGCCTTGAATTTCGCGCCCGAATTCATGAACATATACAGGTATTTGTCGTTGACGAAGTAGATACGCCCGTCTGTATCTCCGGTTTGAGCCGCAACCATATCGTCATCAGCGACAATAGGGATGGAGTTTCTGAATTTGATTGACGAGAAACCAAAGTTCCCAACCATGACTTCCATAGGGGAACCGAGTTTGTTATCATCTTTCAGAGTTTCCAGCAAATCCCACAAATACTGTGGCAGGATGATTGCAGTCGGATTTTCTCCGGTGAGGTACTTGGATTTCGCAACTCCGCGCTGAAGCAACTTCGGCAGATAGACATCCTTTGTCGGATCGACAAGATCAGCCTCAGAAGTCGGATCATCGAGGTAATCGGTGCCGGTGGCATCAATCGCGTTCGCAACCCACCAGGCCGCCGATGCGACATCCAGGCCGCCGAGTGTGGCGGTAGCTGAAACAATAAGGTCGATAGTGTTCCAGTTCTTTGTTGCCGCGAGTGCGCCGCGTGTCCAGATATGGGTTGCAAGACCTTCCTTCATGGACAGTTCAAGGTTTTTCACCTTTGCGGCCAAGATGTTTGCAATCGCCTGATCGGATTTGTTTTCAAGCTCATCCTCCAGACAGAGCGTAAGGGAACCAGAATACATCTTGGGTTCGTACTCTACGGCTGTTGCAATCTCTTCCGGCCTGATACCGAGAGTCCCGTATCTGGACATAAAGCCTACTGTGGTTGCCTTCGCGTATTCGAGAGGAACAACAATCTTCCTCTCATCAAACGTTTTTGCTTTTGCTTTCATTCGCGCAAGCAGATAATGATTATCGGTGAAGATGTTGTTCTCAAGTACCCGAAGGTATTTTGAGTTAATAATAGCTTGCACGGTAGTGTATGACAGTGCCATTGTTATCCTCGTTTGTTAAGCATCAAACAACCCGGATATTTTAATATCCTCATAGCTTGATGGGACTTTATCGTCCTTTATTTCTTTTGCGCCCCCTCCCGGTGTCGGGATATTAGGAGCCGGTGTTTTGCTTTTTTTTGCCTGATTATCGTAATCTGACAATTTGTACGCTTCTTCCAGTGACAGGGCTTTCCCTGTCTTGCCGTAATGTTCTTCAGCAAATGTCTGCACATCGTTCAGGCGTGTTTCACTCAGGCGGTACTTCTTTCGGAGTTCAGACTTTTCAGAAGCGATGATATTTAGCCCGTCAAGCGTGTCTTGAATCTCTTGTGATTTTTGCTTTTCAGCTTCGAGCTCAGACTTGAACGGGTTATCCCACTTCTTCGGGTCAAACGAAAACACCTTTTCGAGCATTTTCCGCTTATCATCACCGAGGCGATCGACAAGATCATCCAGCAAATCAGTATCACCTTTAACAGCCTCCATGAATGCCACGATAGGTTCCACTGCTTTTCTCAGATTACTGGCCTCCATTGATTTCTCGTTGGTGGTTTTCCGAAACTCAGCGATGTTCGCGGACTCCTCTAATGCCTTTGTGACATCGGCTACAGGGTATTCCTTCCCCCCTATAGTGACGTTTGTTTCCGGTTCAATCGGCAACTCAGCGTCGTCCAGCGGTTCAATAACGTCATCTGGAAGAGTAGCATCTACTGGAAGAGTAGCATCTACTGCCAGCTTCTCTGCCGCTTTTGCTGTTTCCAGCACTGGCTCTTCCGGTTTTTCGGTAAAATCAATACCGCTTAGATCAACATCATCATAAGTTGCCGGTGTTGCCGGTGTTTCCACACTTACTGCCTGTACTTCTACTGTGCCTGCATTTACTGCTTCCATCTGGTACATCCTTTCAAGTGGGCGACCGTAGTCGCGCTAAGGATCGTAGCACCGTGGGCCTGTATGGTCGGTGCCGGGTGCTTCAAAAAAGGTTGTTCGAGGCAAACAAAAAAAGACGACAGTTAAGTGGGTAGGCACCTAACTGCCGTCCGAATTGCTTCTTGCGCTGCATATCAGGGTTGCGCCCCTTTATACAGACCTCGAATTTATGCGTATATCTGGTCTCTTTCTTTTATAACGATAAACATTATACTGTCTCCCCTTCTTCTGCGCTGAATACACTTAACAGCCTGTCTTTCAGTTCCGGGGGTAACATCGTAAATGTCTCTGAGTTCAATAGTTCAGGGAATTGCTGTATGATGTCCCCAGCCTGATCCTCTTCACGGCTGCCCTCAAATTCTTCCTGTGCTGATTCAATAAGGCTTGCCAGTTCTTCCTCTGCCTCTGCAAGTGCTTCCTGCCGTTCTTTCAATTCAAGAAGGCCCTGGCGTTTGTAGTAATTCTCAATAAGCGACTTCTTGCCTGACTCATTGCTATGTTCCGCGTATTCTTCAATCCCATAAAGACCGGCCTGGAACTTCTCGGCTGCTATCTGTTCGGTTGCGAATCGTCCAGCTGGTATCCGTGAGCCTGCCACAACCTCAATATCAAACTTCGAATCTCTCATTTTCTTCGCCGTGTCCTGCTCAAATCCCTCCTCCTGTTCCCGTAGTCCGTTTCTATCAAACGTGTCAACCGGGTTGTATTCCTTGAAATCATATTCTCCTGACTCCGTTTTTATCCTGATAAGTTTTACTTCATCGTCATACTCCTGTAGCAATGCGGTGATATACCCACCAATGTCCTCCATATACTCGTTTATCTCGTTTGCGACTTTGTACCGTACTCTGGCCTGCGCTGCTTCTTGTAACGCTGTTATCGCGCTTGCTGCGGTTACTCCTGCAGGTTTCCTGCCCTCGGTCACATCATGGATGCCGGTTACGATATCGATTAGTTGCATAAGTTTATCAATGAATGCGAAAGTATATGCCGGCACATTCGGCGGGTCCATCCACGTAACATCATCGGGGCGATTGACCTCAATAGGTTTCCCGGTAACGAAATTGACAGCACGGCCATATGCTGATGCGAACGCCTTTGTTATCTTGGCTATCGGATTTCCAGTCAGGTTGATATTGTCTGCGAGTGAACTCATGACCTGATTCAACGACTTTATCTGCGTCCATATGAGTTCCGGTTCACCTGTGCCAATAACTGAGTGAGGCCCTCGGTAATTGACGATCATAAAATAGGGTATGCGCTTCCATTCGTCATGATCCGTTACCTCTGTTCCCCATAACGGTTTATCGGATAAAAGTGTGTTCCCGGCCCAGATAGTTGCCCTGCCATGCGGATAGGCTTTCTCATCCTCATCCATGCGATACCACTGTTTAACCAGGCAGTACTTGGACTTGTTCTCGGATGAGCGGTTGTTATCTACCATGAACCGTCCAAACTCGTCCACGTTACCCTCTGACTCGACTCGCACCTTATATTCCCGATATACCGCATCAATGTGTTTCGGGGTTGCGAATATATGATACCGCGCTTCCGTGCGTATATCCATGCCTCGTGCATCCGGTGACGGGAACCATGTGAATATGTCCTGGGGATAAACTTTAATGCCTTTAAAGATTTCCTCTTCCTGTGCTGTGCTTTCGTCATACTCCGGATGTGAAGGGTCGCGGCCTTGAGCATCGCGTGTTACTTTGGGCTTATCAGGTTTTATACATGTTAGGCCGTTTGAGTACACGAGGCTATCCCGGCAGCACGCAAGGCCGTGTTTTTTAAGTTTTGCTTTTTCCTCCACTTGCCCTTTCCGCTTCTGCATCATATCAGCAAAGGTCATATCATTTTCTTCACTCGGTAGTATATCGAATGTCGGGAAATAATCTGATATGATAGGCATCTGTGTTTCGACAACAGACAGGGCTAAGTTGAACTTCATCTTTGTTTTTGATCTTGCGCCTGGGATAGTTACGTCGTTGTGCATCATCTTGTCGTTATCTACCCATTGTTTGCGCCGTTTATCCATCCACTGCTGTGATTCATCAAACGCGTCTTCACCGGATTTTATCAATTCGGCACTATCGCCTTGCGTACCAGTTATTTCAATATCGTCGTATGATTGGATCATAGCGCTTTATCCCATTCCGTGTCGAGGCCCTCATATTGGCTATCAGGGGCAATAGTTATTTCATCTATCAGCTTTTCTACATAGCCTTTTTCCGGCTCTGCCCTCGTTGATGCTACTGTATGCAGGAGGCCGTACCGCACAGCATCGCCTATATGATCATCACCGTTAGTATCACAGTCCTCAACGTTCTTGTCGTCGTGAACCATGGCAGGGATGTCATTGATAAAATTTACGCAATTATCGAATACAAAAAGCATGGGATCGCAGTTGTCATCCCAATACAATAAATCCTTGAAGTTCGCCCACCCTGATAACCTATCATTGTTCGCCGGTTGCGTTACCAGTCCGGCATTTAAAAGTAATTCGGCGATACTCTTATAGGTGGCCTGTTCGGGTTTCGCGCCTGTACCAAACTGATTTTTGGCCCATATAGACGGATCAGCAGGCGTACAGATGATATTCTCACCGTCTCCGGTCATCCTAAGCGTCTTCTCGGCCAGGCGAGTTGGTGTGAGTCCTGCCTCTTTGAGCTCACGATATATATAATGTTTTCCTTCATAGTCCACGGCTATCCAAAGTACAGCCGCTGGAGCAGTTGAACCCCAATCGAGACACCTGATCTTGTACCACTGGGGCGGGATCACAAACGGCGAAACAACATGCACATCAGGATTCCACTTATCGAAAAACTGGCCTACATAGACATCCCAGTCACCATCACGCCACGCCTTACGCAGCTTTTCATCGCGAATAGCTTCGAGCTGCCTGACGTACTGGGGATCGTTTTTTATCAAAGTCGGGTTGTCGTCAATTTTCGAGGGTATAAATATCCGGGATCGTCCTTTGACTATACTACCATCAGGTAATGCTATATCCGGGAAATACGCTTTACAGCGCGCTACATCAACCCATCTGCGCTTCACCCATACATGCCCTGGCCCGCCAGGATTCGTCGTTGCAAACACCTGCGCCGGGAGATCGGGAATCGTTGACCGACAGGACGATATAAGCATCTCATAGTCGATTTCACTCGGTATTTGTGTGATTTCTTCCACGAGAAGACGCTGGTACTCATGCCCCTGGTATTTCATATAGGCGTTAGTGTCTTTTAAGTGGCCGGTCCGGATGATTGCCCCTGAGGGGAATCGAATAATTGGAGGATTGCCAGTGATAACACCGCCCACTGTGGCGTAGAAATGTTTCGCTCTATTCACCCAGTCTGAAAGATCGTCGGCATTGCGCCTGACAACGAGGCCCTGATATTTTGGGTGTGATATATACTCCGGGGCTATCATCCATGCGAGGCCAGCCTCGGTTTTTCCTCCTCCGCGTGCACCGCCATATAGTATCTCATACTCTAATCGGGATAGAGCCTGTTCCTGCGGCCCTGGATGCGGCTGCCATATAAAATCAAGCTTAGATCCCATGCTCATTTTAGCTCCTTTTTATCGAAGTCAGGGCATGGCGCGCCTTCCGGCACTGTGACCGGCATACGGACTATACCCAGATCAACCGTGCCACCAAGATTGAGATTGTCGGTGAACAATCCCTGAAACCGGCCCATAAGTTCAAGAGCTTTGAGTTTATCGGTGAATTTTACCTCATACAATTGATCCCATATATTTTCGCAATCGCCGTTCCATGTATTAATTATCTCGCCGTCAGAGCTGAGGTATTCGCCAACGCGTTTCTTTTTGATTATTTTGATTGACTGTATGGCTGGCTTGAGTTCTGCGGGTATTAGGCGGGGATCGGTGATCAGGCAGCCATTATCGTCCAGCATTTTTGTTGCGTCGAAATTATAGCATTCCCTAATTTTTTTGATAGTCTCCGTTTGATCGTCCTTAAGCTCTTGTATAATTTCCTGCTTCCGCACACGTACTGCCTCTTTAACTTCATCAAAGGTGAGCAGCCGACTACCGTTAGAACCAGCTACTTTTGGACTGTAACCAGCCGCGATTGCTGACTGTTTGGCGTTTCCAGTTCTCACGTACTCTATAATAAATTTTTCGCGTTTGAGATTCATAGTGATTTATCCCATATTTCCTCAGTATCTTTTTCCTTTTTTTTATCTGACTCTGGTGTGCCATCTGTTTTTGGTTTTGATTTGTCAGGAACAGTGCCATATTCCTGGCGGTAATATCCTAACTTATACCCAGCTCTGTATATAGCACTACCTATGACTACAGCTAGTATAATAATTATATAAGTTAGTATTATATATATAGGGGGGAGATTTATCATTGCTGTTTTCTCCTATTTTTTTTACAGTAGGGCAGTGTGTATTGTCACCGCCCTACCGGAGCAAGGAAATAAGTCGGCGGACTGAGAGGTGATCCGCTGATGGGGAGTATATATTAGAGGCGTTTATAGCGCAAGGAAAAAGCGTGGTACATTTTCGTACCATTATATCAAGGCTCTGAATAAAATCGGGCTTTTTTATGTGTACCAGAAATAAATTTTACATAATTATAAAAATAATACTTGACATATCGAAATAATGTGTTATATTATACCCTAGGAGCAAAAGAGACTCCACACACTCACAACCAGAGGGAGATTAAAATGAAAACAATTATTTCCAGCACAGGAATCATACACGGGAGAGGGAGTTGCATGTTTAAATGGATCTCGCATTTGACAGCAGAGGAAAGAGCCGCCGTCAGGAATGGCGATCGCGTACTAGTCCCAGATTCCAATCCTCTGTCTGGGGCGGATTATAAAAAAGTTACTTATTATAATGGACACTATGGTCACCAAAATTATTACGCCGAGGCTAGACAGCAGTGTGATTAATATAATTATGTCATGTATGAAAGGAACCGGACATGTATAATTTTGAGCTTTACCGAAAAATCAAAACGCAGTACGGGACGCAGCGCAAGTTTTGTATCTCTGCGCGTACCGTCGAGGAGATCGTCAGTCGCGTTATCAATGGCGGCGACAGGTCAGAACTGCCGGCGAAAGACCAGAAACGCTGGGCCAAACTTCTTGACTGCGAAGCAGAGGATATCTTTCCTGCGGGAGAATAAACGAGAAAAAGGAGCCGGAGAAAGAGATGAAAAAGAAATGCAGTAATTGCGCAAATTATGAAACAACACAGCCACGGGTATTAGATCAAATCGTGCCGTCAGAGCACAAGGAAGGCGAGCAATTCAACAAAGACTTCGAATTTATGGGCGAGTGCCGCTTACCGCAACAGGATGAGCAATATGAGCCTTTTGCAGGCTATGTTTTCGCGCAAAAGGCAACCTTTGACCATGTGATCAATGAGAAGGAAATTCTCCAGCCCATAGGCACTCACAAGTCAAAGCCCGACGGTGATGACGGTGATGAGTACGAGAAAGAAGGCACATGATGAAAAAGAATTATGGCTTTTCTGATGGTGATTTATTTAAACTGAAAGATAGTCTGTATTGCGGGAAAATCCGTAAGATACTTCCGCTCGGCTATCTCGGCAGGGGCTATAGGTTAGCCGAATGTGAATGGAGTACAAATTGGAATTTTGATTTTTCACTCCAAAAAATATTTGCACTCAGGAATATGATAAAATATACTCCAATAAAGAAAGAGGTATCAAATGAACAGACAATTTCTAGATGAAATCCAGACTCAAGCCAACAACGATTACAAGCTCGCAATGTATGTTACTGAGCCTGAGCCAGACGACGATGAAGACGCTGACGCTGGGCATGAAGACTAGAGCGAACTACATAAAACTTCCATATCAACGGAGGAAAAAAACCATGAAACAATTCACAATCAAGCAATACACAGCCTGGCGCATAGATTTCGATAGCCCTTTAATTCGCGACGAGTTTATCGACAGCTGTACAGATGCGTTTTCAATCTTCACCGAATATCTGGTTTACACTGTGTTCGGCATCGAAGTCCGTGTTGACGCCATGTTAACCGAGGCACACAAGAGAGTAGAACAGGCAATCGAGAAAGCGGGGGCATAACATGTCAATAACCAAAGAACAGCGGCTTAAACGGAAGAAGTACATCGGCAGCAGCGAAGTATCAGCACTATTTGTAGATAAGGAGGGAAAGTCATTAAACCCCTTTGCTACGGCTATGGACATTTACACTCAAAAGATGTTCGAGCTTGAAGACTTGAAAGAAAACGATGCTATCAAGATGGGGAACCGTTATGAGAAATCACTCGTAGAGTTCGCGAGTGAACAACTCGGTTGTGCTATTGAAACCGATCCCGCGAAGCTTGAATTTATCCCGGAACACTTTGGTGACAAGAACGGCGATCTGTTTACTATGTCACACCCTGACGGCTATACGCTCGGCCCACAGACATATGACGGCGATGTCTACACAGAAACAGCCGGTATCGAAGCCAAAACCACATCAATGTCAGACGAATGGGATAATAATAGCCGTGATGGCGTACCGTTTAGGGTAATGCTACAGGCACAGCATCAACTTTTATGCACCGGTTGGAAACGCGTCTATATCCCTGTTCTTCTCGGACGCTTTAGGCTCAGCGAAGAGCTGTTCATGATTGAGCGCAATGAACAGATCATTGATGCGATCATTGCGCGTATTACTCAGTTCTGGAATGATAATATCCTTGCCAAAGTTCCCCCGAAAGAGACGGAAAAAGGTCACATCGACGTGTTCAAGCGCATCATCCGGCAGCCCGGAACGTGGGCGCAGGTTTCGACTGATATGGTTCTGGCGTGGGAGGACGCGAAAGCAGAAGCGAAAGAAGCTGAAAAGTTGGTGAAGAACATCTTTGTTGACATCTTGACTGATCTCGGTGATGCGGAAGGCGCACGGCTTGAGGACGGGCGTGAATTGACGTATTTTAGGCAGAGCAGGACCAGCGTTGATGCGAAACAGCTTGCACAAGAATATCCGGTCGTATATGCGGCGGTGATGAAAACAACATCTTATCCAATTGCAAGAATCAGGAAAGTAAAATAAAGAAAGGGAGGAAAGGCATATCATGAAACAAACAAGTGAAAGCACCGGAGTTGCGGTAACAGACGATGGTACGATAAAAAGCCTGCTGTTACGCAAGCAAACAGAAATTAAACAGATGTTGCCGGCACATGTAGATATTGACCGGTTCATCAAGTCTGCATTATTGGCGGTTGCGCGGAACAAAGACCTTCAGGCATGTTCGCGGGAATCGATCTTTACTGCCATCGTAAACAGTGCCGAACTCGGACTTGATTTCACCCCTGCAAAAGGACATGCTTATCTCGTTCCGTACAAGGGACAGGCACAGTTCATGCCGGGTTATCGCGGAATGATACAGCTTGCCCGTAATTCAGGCAATGTAACACGCATCGCAGCTCACGTCGTGCATGAAAAGGATGCCTTCACCCTTACCTATGGACACCATGAGGAAATTACCCACAAGCCGTATATAGACGGCGTTCCCGGAAAGGTTATTGGTGTCTATGCTATCGCCTGGTTCGCTGACGGGACATCACAATACGAGTTTATGCGGAAGGATGAAGTAGACGGAATCCGCAGACGCGCAAAAACTGATTATATCTGGAATACAGACTATGAGGAAATGGCGCGAAAAACAGTTGTGCGCAGATCATTTAAATATCTGCCAAACTCTCCTGATCTTGAAAAAGCTATTGAGTATGACAACCAGGCTGTTGGGCTTGATGAAAACCAGCCCGAAGACAATGGCAGGTCTCGTACCGAAACACTCGCTGACTTGATCGGCAGCAATGACATTGCCAGTAACGCCGACGAGGCGCAGTACGAGGATGTACCGGAAGAAAAAGAAGACGTGCCCGATCCCATCGAAGAACCAAGCTTCATGGCCGATGATTACGGCGAGAAAAAGAAAAGCAAAAAAACAAGATGAAGAAGAATTGTTGTTCCCGGGTAAATAGTCATTTCAGTTTTCAGGGGTATAAGAGGGGAATAAAATGCTAACCACAATTAAAACACAAGAAGAATTTGACTCGTTTGTAAAAGACGGTGTTGCTGTATTTGATAGCGTACGGTTTGAGTGCGATATTGTAACACCTGCCTCTATCGAGGCAGGCGGGTATATCAAGGCAGGCGGGTATATCAAGGCAGGTGGGTATATCGAGGCAGGCGGGTATATCAAGGCAGGTGAGTATATCACGGCAGGCAGGTATATCGAGGCAGACTGGTCTATCACGGCAGGTGAGTATATCACGGCAGGTGAGTATATCAAGGCAGGTGGGTCTATCACGGCAGGCTGGTCTATCACGGCAGGTGAGTATATCACGGCAGGCAGGTATATCAAGGCAGGCGGGTCTATCGAGGCAGGCAGGTATATCAAGGCAGGCGGGTATATACTATCTCTCATATTTAATCTAAGTGCAAAAAAACTTATAACAAAAACATTGCCATTTTGGCGAAGTTACTACGCTGAAATGCCTCCGCTAAAACAGTGGAAAAACATCATTCTGGCTAGGAATGCTTGTTGGGATGACATTAAAGCCAACGTTACAAAAGAGCAGGCGGAAATAATCTGTAAATGGAATGGCTGGCATCCCATTATTCGGGCGCAACTCGAAATGTATCTGGGTTTGAAAGATGAAGTTATGTGGGAGGTGAATAATAATGAGAACATTACCTGATTTCACAAGCAATCCAAAATGCTGTAAATGCGGCCATACTGGTATTTCTTGCGACTATGTATGGGACATTGACCCACAGACACTTGAAAGATTTGAATTTATGGTGCGTGAATGTGCTGCTTGCGGTTACAGATGGAACGAGAATGTATTAGATAAAGCGGAGAATAAACAATAATTACCTCATGCCTATCGTGGTTATGTTGCGTAATTGAAAGGAGAAAATAATGGTAATTATCATGTCGAAAGAGCCTCTACCGGGTATATCATCAAGCAACTGTAAATATGATTTCTCATCCATGAAAGCGGGCGAATGCTATAAGTTCCCCGTACCTGATAGCAGAGATATAAACTGGTTGCAACGTATGCTATGCCGTTGTTTTAATGCCTATATAAAGCGCAACCAGCCGACATGGAAGTATGCCACAAGGCGAGTGATGTATAAAGGCAAGGCGTATGTCGGCGTGTGGAGAACTGAATGATCTGGCATATACTATATCCGGTCGCATGGCTACTCCTTATCGTCACAGGCATCGTTTTAACGGCCACTGCGTGGTTTCTCTGGCGTAACAGGTGGTTCGACATGCTGGACTATTTTCATGACGTCAGAGACAAGGGCTTCTATCGTATGATGGATATGATCATGGGCGTTAAAGGAGAGAGGTCGTAATGCTTTTAATCGTAACTTTTTATGAAACAGTCAAGACCTTGAAAGAATTTGGGGTTGCTCAGGAGTTCCTTCACAGAGCTATCCGGACTGCCTATACACTCAAGCCAAAAGAGAATGAACAGGTTATATGTAGTGCAGATGTTCCAGCACTTGCATGTAGGGAAGGGGGAAGGAAATGAACTATAAACAGACGGAGGATGGTCCGCTGAAAGAGCGCGCAAGAAAACTGAGACAGGAATTAGAGAATAATTTTGAGGCGGACGCCACCCAAAACTGGGACTTGAAAAAACTCGATATATACCTTTCAGAGGTGTATAATTTCCTTGCTGATGCTATGGTGGGAGAATAATGGAAGCTAAAAAATAGTTTACTTTTGCTTTGTAAATGTATTATATTTCTATTGTCAATAGAGGTGGTATTTTTATGGTATGATTTTATAATGGCGGCAAGTCCTGAGAATGGTGTGAACCACTTCTATTGACACAGGATTAGTCGCCATTTTTAATTATTGGGTGGGGTAGCATGAAAATTCCAGAGAACAAGTACCTGGGCCCTCTATGTAAAAGAGGGCATGATTGGAACGGGACAGGAAAAAGTTTAAGATATAAGAAACGGACTTGCTGTGAATGTGCGAAAGCTTACTTTAAAGCATATCAGGAAACACACAAAGACGAAATTGTAGAACAGAAGAAAGAATATTACCAAACTCCAAAGGGGAAAGAGTCTCAAAAACGTAAGGGAAAGAAATATTCTGATAAATATCCTGAAAAAAAACGTGCGAAGATGATACTAAATAATGCAAGAAGAGACGGCAAAATAACGCCTCAGCCTTGTGTAATTTGTGGCAAGATTAAAGCGCAAGGTCACCATCCCGACTACAGTAAGCCGTTGGAGGTGATCTGGATGTGCACCAAACACCATAAGGATCTTCATTTAGGAAGGCTGGAACTCAACGAATCGTCTTCTGGACGTTGGTAATCAGGTTATTTCTGGGATGAAAAAGCGCGATCCGCACAGAATTGATTGCACCAACTGCTTTCTGGCTCGGTATTGCGACAAGATACCGGCGTTCGGCCTGCCTTTTGACGAGGACTGCCCTTACTCCGTCCATCCATGTTCGCCTGTCGAATGGCGCAGGAAAATGTTTCAGCGGCTTAAAGACAAGGGCTTTGTAAAATAAATAAAGAATAGTGCTTGACATTTAGTGAAACAATGTATTATGTTACTATTGTCGATCAGAACCTTTATTATGCGGGAGATTTTTAATGCTTACAATGAGACGGCGGTTCCGTAACCTTACCTCCTGCAAGAGGTTTTGTTCGACAGCGGAATTGCCGTCTTTTCATATTTTTGGGGCGGCATGAGACAAACTGTGATAGACTTTGATAGATATTTCATAATAGATAAATCGTCTGAATATATTAAAATAAGAGATGACTTTCCCTTTAAATCAGTCACTCCAAAAGAACTACAAAATATACTTACATTGAAGTTTAAACAAAATGCTGAACACTTTGGGATTATATAAGATGATTAATAAAAAGATCGAAAAAGGCGCTTTCCAATTAGCAAGACAATTCTTTGAGGGCGAGCTATGGTTAGAAAAACCTTCATCATGGAAAGTTATATGGGTGTATATACTCGGCAATGTAAGCCACATAGATAACGGAAAATACAAACGAGGCGAAGGGTTTTTTAACTTTACAAGAGACTTGCGAGAAATAGGTTGTGACATCACATATAACCAAGTTGCAAAATTTCTTAAATATGCAAAATCGAGCAAAATGATAAGCACAACCAAAAGCACAAGAGGAATGCGGATTAAGATTAATAAATACAACCACTACCAAGCGATGGAAAACTACAGGGGCGAAACCAAAAGCGAAACCAAAAGCAAAACGGAAGCAAAACAGAAGCAAAACAGAAGCCAAACTATAGACAACAATAGAACAATAAAACAATTAAACAATGTAACTAAAGAACCCCCCTATAATCCCCCAATTCCGAGACATGATTATTTCTCATCTAAAGAAATAGCATTAAAGACAGAAGCGAAGAGGGTGCTTGTAATGACGAATGATCTTTTATCTCGCAGTGATTCAGAGATAGGTGGTGCGTTCACTGTTATAATGGAACGACTCAGAGAAGGCAGGACTTATGAGGAATTAGAGATCGTAGCCAGAAAGAAACTAAAAGACCCACACTTCATCGAGAACAAAAAGCTATTGAATCTAACAACTCTTTTTAGTACGACACATTTCGAGAACTATTTACAGGAAGACGAAACACAGTACAAAACCAATAAGACCAATAAAGATAGAGTAGGCGATGTAACAAACCAGTAAAGGAGCATATCATGGTAATCAGGTATTATATCAAAATGAAAGACAGTGAACTTATTGAGCTTGATGATGAAGCTCAATTCAATAAAGTGAACGCACTTATTGACAAAGGCGAAGCGCAGTTCATAAAACTTACCGATAATATGGTTAGCGTTAATTCTATTGCGAGGGTTTATATAAACAGAAACGCGGAGCCGAAGCATGGCACTGACGAATACTATCAGAAATATCCAAGCCACAGGTTTCTAAACGTGAAAGAGCATTACACGGAAGTTATCAGAAAGACCGATGCTGAACGAGAAGCCCGGAAAGCAAGAGGTGAAGAATGATAGACCTTGATCTTCCACAGTCTTGGAATTTAGAACGCGCTGTATTAGGTGCAATGATGTTGGAACAGGATGCAATCGATCAAGCTGTTCAGCTCATTGACGTGACCTGTTTCTATAATCCCAAACATGCAATAATCTTCAAAGCTATTCTTGCCCTGTATGAATCATCCGTCAATATTGACCAACTAACGGTTATAGAGTGGTTGCGTAAGAACAAACAACTTGAGCAAGCCGGGGACGAAATAGGTATTGCCGGAATTTCAGGAGAGATAACCAGCACGGCAAACATAGAATTTAACTGCGGTGAGTTGGTTGAATTCTCACAACGCAGGGAAATAATACACTTGGCGCACGCAGTATCACAGAATGCGTTTGATACAACAGCAGATATGGAAGATATATTCGCGTCTGCTCAAGATGGTATTTTCAATATCCAGACAAAAAGCAAAACTGATACGTATGAATCAATGAGCGAATCAGTGGCTATTGCATTTGCCGAATTACAGCGATTATCAGAGCTTGAAGGAAAAATAAATGGTGTTCCGTCTGGTTTTGCGTCACTTGACAGGCTTACAGGTGGATTCGTAGGTGGTAACTTTATCATACTTGCTGGAAAAACACAACAAGGAAAATCATTATTGGCGCAAGACATAGCCATGAACGCAGCACGGGTAGAAATACCAACGGTGATCTTCACACTTGAAATGACAAAACTTGAAATGGCGAAAAGGGCAATAGGTAAAGAGTCACGATATAACACGATAAGTATCCAAAAGGTAAAACCTGGTGTGGAAGGATGGACACAGCTGTCAGACGGGTGTTCAAGGTTAAATGGATTTTCTTATTATACATACGAGACTCCGGGCATAAGCATTACCAAGCTCGGAGCAAAGATGCGCCAGATAATCCGTGAGCGGAACGTTAGGTTTGTTATAATTGATTATCTGCAACTCATGCGAGGCAGTTCAAGCGAATCAAGGCGTCTTGAAATCGTGAGCATTACCCGTGCATTAAAGCAATATGCCATTGAATTAAACATACCGATCATGGCATTGTCGCAGCTGAGCAGGTATGCAGGAGATACAGACAAGCGGCCCGGGTTACACACACTAAAAGAGAGTGGTAGTATTGAAGAAGATGCGGACATAGTAATGTTCCTACATCATGGGAGCGAAGCTCAAAAGGCTGAATATAATTTGGGCCAAGAAACAAATCGGGATAATATTGTAGAACTGTTACTTGAAAAACAAAGGAATGGGCCAACTGGCGAACTCTTATTATATCTCAACAGGGATTATGGGAAATTCGATAACCTCCAATATTAAAAAAGGAGAAAAGCCATGCGCACACCAGCCAG